ACGCCCGAACGCGTGGGGCCGAATCCGAGAAAGGAAGCTAGAGCGGGGTCGCCGGGGTGTCGGGGATCGATGACGCTTGCGCGTGTCTGCAGGGCCCGCCGTATCAGTCCCACCGCCACCCCCCCCCGCACGGGTTAGGGCTGGCGGCCGCCGTATTCGTAGAGCCAGGCCAGCCCAGCACCCAGGGCGCCCGCGACAATCCACCCCGCGGGCGCGTGTATCTGTCCCGTTCCGTACACCACCGCCGCGGCGCAGGCAATAAGCCACACGTCAACCAACGCTGCGAGCACCCGCTGGTCAAGCGTTGGTTTCCCTGCCTCGCGGCGCGCTTCCGCCGCCTTCACCGCGCGGCGCCGTCGTGCTCGGCGCGCCGTTGCGCCCCACCAGCGGCCTCTGCTGCGTCGGTTTGCTTCGGTCATAACGTGCGGATCCCCCTTGTCTCGTAAACTGATACCGGCGCCTGGCCCTCATCGATTGCGGCGCGGCCGATTGCCATTATCAGCGCCACCGCGCCGTCGATCTTCAACCGGGACGCCTTGTGGTCGGGCTTGACCGGCTTGAGAGAGCCCGCCGGATCGGTCGCCACCTCCAGGTTATCGAGGTTCCACGACAGCACCGGGTGGCCGCCGTGTCGCAGCTGCCGGCTCAGGATCAGGCGCTCCAGTTCCTTGGTGGGTGCGCTCATCGATCGGAAGCCCTGGCCGAAAGTCACCATCTTAAAACCGTCGTCGGTTAGATCGCTGACGATTTTCGTCGCACCCCAGCGGTCAAATGCCACCTCCAGCACCTCATAGGATACGGCCAGCTGGCCCAGCTCCTGCCGGATAAAGGCGTAGTCGACCACGTCCCCGTCGGTCGTGTGCAGCCAGCCGCTGTCTCGCCAGTAGGTGTAGGGGACTCCGGTTTTAATCTCGCGGGCCATGAGGTCGTCGCCCGGCAGCCAGAACCGGCTTACCACGTCCCACAGCGGGCAGGTTTCATCGGGTGGGAAGAGCAGCACCATAGCCGTTAGATCGGTGTTGCTCGAGAGGTCGAGCCCCGCGTAGCACACCCGGCCGTGGTTGACGCGCTCCAACTCGGCCACGCTCAGCTCGCCCTCGCACTCGTCCCAGCGCTGGCGGTCGGTGAAGCGGGTTTCAACGGACGTCCACAGATTGAAGTGGAGACGCTGCAGGGTGTTCTGGCGGGTCGGCGTCGACTGCGCTTTGGCCACTTCGTCCGCTAGGTACTTGCGCGACAGCGACACCCCCAGGTTTGGGTTTGCTTTCGCCCAGGACTTCGGATCGCGCCAGTCGTCGCCGTCGTCCAGGGTGGCCACGAACGCGAAAAGCGAGTCCTGGTCTATCACCTGCTCGAGCATGCGCCGCGACGTCTCGCGCACCTCCCAGCAGATACTCGTCCGGTCGTGGCCGGCCGTGGTGATAGCGACGACCAGGGGCTGGTGGCGGGCACCCGTGGAGCTTTCCAGGATGTCGAACAGCCCCCGGGACTTGTGCGCGTGCAGCTCGTCGATCAGGGCGCCGCTGGTGTTCAGCCCGTCCAGCGTTTTTGAGTTGCTGCCCAGCGGCTCATATTTCGAATTGGTGTCAGAGACGGTTAGCGAATTCTTGAACACGTCCACGCGTCGGGCCAGCGCACCGCTCGAGCGCACCATACGGACGGCCTCGCTGTGGATGATTCGCGCCTGCTCGTATTTCGTGGCGGCCGTGTACACCTCGGCGCCCTGCTCCTCATCGGCGACCAGTAGATACAGCCCCAGGGCCGCGACGTAGGTGCTTTTCCCATTCTTGCGCGGCACCTCGACGTAGCAGGTGCGGAACCGGCGGGCTTCATCCTCATCCAGCCAGCCAAACACACACCAGGAGATGAATTCCTGCCAGTCCTCGAGAACGAAAGGCCGCCCGGCCCAGCGGCCTTTCGAGTGTCGCAGGAAGCGGGCAGAGAACTGGCCGAAGCGGGCCCCGGCGTCCCGGTCGAAATGCCAGCCCCGCTCGGCCGCTTCCACCAGGTCGACCAGGTGGCGGTGGACAGCCAGCTGCACCCAGCGGCTCGCCGGAGTCGTGCCCGTGTAGACGTCGGCGCAGTAGCGCTCGGCCGCGTGCAGGTCCTCGGGCCTCGGGCCCGGGTTGCGATCGGCGCCCAGGTCGACCAGCCACCGCTCGCACGGGTGCAGGCTATCGCTTGCCACGTGCGATGAACTCGCCCAGCTCGTCCTGGATTGGCAGTGGCCCCACCTCGATACGGCTGCGAGCGCTGGGCGTCATGCCGAACTCGACGGCACACGCGCGCAGGTGGTCGGACGCCCTGCGCACCGCGCCGAACAGGGGATGAACCATACGGTAGCCGGCGGGCGTGCTCACTATCACGCCGTCGGGCGATCGGCCCTGGTCGTCAGGCTTCCCCTCGACCACCTGGCGCAGGGCCCGCTCGAGCACCAGCCAGCGCGACCACGCCTGGCAGTAGGCCGCGAGCGTGGAGCGGTCCAGCTGCGACAGCAGGCCCAGCGGCTTTAGTTCCTTCACCACGCGGCGCCACTCCCGACGCGCCACCGTGTCCAGTTCCATCGGGCAGGGCGGCGGCTTCGGGAGTGGCCGGGGCTCACTTCGGTTCCGCGGCCTGTGCCCGGGGTTGCCGTGGAGGTCGTGCACGTTGCTCGGCTTCGGTTTGCGTCCCCTCATCCGTGGCACACCTTGCAGGACTTATCCACGCACCGCCTGCCCTTGTAAGCCTCACAGGTTCCACTCAAGAGTGGCACACCAAGGGCTGCTTTCTTGCGGCGGCCCTTGGTGGCGGCCGCTTTCTTGCGGGCGGCTTTCTTTTTGGCGGGCGCCTTCCGCATGGGCGGGACGTCGGCGGGGGTGTTCGTTTCGAGCAATCGCCCGACCAGGACAACAGCTCGGCCAACGCGCTTCGTTTCCTCCAGCAGGATCTGGTCCCGCGCCGACGCCTGGTCCTGCGCCGACGCGATCAAGTCCGACACCTTGGTGTCGAGGTCGTCTATCTGCGCGAAGGCGCGATCTGCCCGCTGTGCCATGGCGCGGCCCACGGCCACAATGGCCGCCTCAATCTCCTGGCGAAACCTGGCCAGGTGCTCGGTGTGCGCGCGGTGCTCGATCATGGCCGACCTGGGTGGCGGCTTCAGCTCGGCCAGCGCGTCGTCCGGGTCAAGTGGGGTCGGGTTCTGTAGCTGGTCCCAGATCAGCCCCAGCGTGTCGGCGACCATGTCCAGCCGGCTCTTCCCCGTCTCGCTGGCCTCGAGACGCAATCGCGGCAGCAGCTCGCGCATCAGGGCGGCGTCGCCATGCTCGTGCTCGATCTTCAATGCGGACGCCTCATCCACCACCACGCCCTCGAGCAGCCGCAGGCGGTGCCAGATTTCGGTCAGGAGTTCCCGCTCGGACAGGGCCTCTACCCGTTGCTCTTCTGCGCGCTCATCGTCGAGGTCGGACACCCAGCCGGCCCCGTCGCCCTCGGCCTCGTGGGCCGGCGGCGGCTCGGGGCGTGGTGGCTGCCCCCATCGCGCCTTCCACGCGGGCCGATGCAGGGCCCACGACACAGCCGCGGCCAGGAAGCCCAGCACCCCCCCCACTGTCCACACGTTTACGGTTGTGATGTCCACGGCTACGCCCCTCCCGCGTCGGTCGGTTTCGGCGCATCGGTGTCGACGAGGTGACGGTGGGCGCGGCCTATCCGCGGGGACCAGGTGTCCAGAAACGCGAGGCGTTCGGCGCGTACCTGCGCGTCGTCAGTGCTCGGCGCGTCCACGCGCAGCAGCTCGGCGACAACGCAGGCGAGCACCGTAGACAGCTCGTCGATGGCCTGCTGCAGGTGGCGCCTGGACGCCAGGCCGCTGGTCTCCAGGTGGTCTACCTCGGAAGCTAGCGCCGTCACCCGGTCGGGCAGGCCGGCCATGGTCCGGCCTGCCGATGCGCGGCCGCGCGGCGGCGGTGCGGGCGGTGGTGCGGGCTTCGTGCCGGCCGGCTTGTGTCGGGCCTGCCCCTTGATCGTCTTCGGCAGTCGGCCGTCGGTCGTGTCCTTCGGCCTCGGTGGTCGCGTCGGTTCCTTTGCCATGTCGTCCCCCTTCGTGTGCCCCGGGGGCCGATACCCCCTGGGCGAATTTCGCGGGAATAAAAACCTCAC